TGCCAGTGGCTTCAGGACCGATCCAGGGCGGGTACGATCCGCCACGACGGCGACGAGCAGGTCAGGTCGGCCCTGGAGTCGGCGACCGTGACCCCCATGGCTGGTGCGCTGGTTTTCAATGCCCGCCGCTCCCCCGCGCCTATCGACGCTCTCCGGTCGCTCACCATCGCCGGGTATCAGGCGGGACGCCGGTCGGGCCGTCTCCAACTGTTCTAGGCATGTGGTATAATGTGGGCATGGGATGGAGCCTATTCGGATGGTTGAAGCGGAGGCGGGCCGTAGATGGCCTGTCCCCCGCCGTCCTACCCCCGTCCCGTGATGCCGCTGTCGCAGCGCAGGAGATCGTCGGACTCGACGGCGTCTACCGGGCGCTGTCCTACATCCAGACCCTAGCCGGGCAGCTCTCGATTGACGTCTGGCGCGGTAATGAACAGATCGCCTCGCCTCTCGTGGATCGACCTGACCCGTGGGCGTCGCAACGCTCGTGGATCGTCGAAACAGTCGCCGCCCTCGCCCTGCACGGCAACGCTTTCTGGCAGGTCCGCCGCGATGAGCGCGGCGGCATCGTGAGCCTCGAAACGCTCGATCCGCCACGGGCGGGGGGCGCCGCACACGCCTGGCGTCGTGTCCATTACACCGTGGACGGTGTAGAGATCGACCGTCGGGATATCGCGCACCTCAGATACCTCGTACAGCCGGGCGATCCGGTCGGCCTCGGGCCTATCCAGGCCGCCCGCCGTGGCCTGGAGGGCATGGTCCGCCTCGGCGCGTACGCTGATTCGCTCTTTATGACGGGAGGCGTCCCGTCTGGCATCCTATCGACGGATGAGGCGATCACCGCCGAAATGGCGGAAGAGGCGTCACGCGAGTGGGACCGTAAGCAACGGGCGGGCAAGACTGCCGTCCTCGGGCGTGGCCTCACCTATCAGCCCGTAGGTGTCAAGCCTTCTGACCTCCAATGGCTAGATAGCCAGAAATGGTCCGTGGTCAGGATCGCCCGCCTTTTTGGCATCCCGCCCGCCAAACTCGCGGTCGCCATTGAAGGCGGCTCGCTCACCTATAACAGCGCAGAAGGCGCAAACCTAGCGGTGGTCCGTGATATGCTCATGGGCTACCTCAGCCCTATTGAGGATGCCCTCACGTGGCTGCTGCCGCGCGGCCAGCGCGCGCGTTTCAATCTCGATGCCCTATTGCGACCGGATACTGCTAGTCGCTACCAGGCTCACTCCGTAGCTATCCAAGCGGGATTCCTCACCGTGGACGAGGTGCGGGCAATTGAGGGCCTACCGCCCCTGACAAAGGAAGAAACTCATGACGATGCAGACGCGTGACGCGGCCCTTGAGGTGCGCTCCATAGACGAGGAGACTCGCTCATTTACCGCGGTGGGCGTCCCCTACGGCCAGATCTACGATCTCGGTTACTACCGTGAGCGTTTTGAGCCGGGCAGCGTGGACGCCACCGACGCCGTCCTGGTCTACCAGCATGCTGACCCCATCGGCACGATCACTGCTACTAGGGAGACTGACGCCGGTCTGGAGATCGACGCCCATATCTCCGAGACTAGTCGCGGGGACGAGGTCTACACCCTCATTAAGGACGGCGTCCTCAAGAGCATGTCAATCGGCTTTGAGCTGCAGGAATCGCGCGAAGATACCGTTGACGGTATCCCGGTCACTACGGTGACGAAGGCGCGCGCTGTCGAATTTAGCGTGGTCCTCAACCCCGCCTACTCTGACGCGAAGATTAACGAAGTGCGAAGCACCGACAACAACAAGGAGACCCGTATGTCCGAGATTGCTGACCTCCAGGCACAGATCACCGACCTGGAGCGCCGCCTGTCAACCGCGCCCGTGGCGCCCCCGGCCCCCGTCAAGCCTGATACTCGCACCGCTGGTGAGTACCTGCAGGCCCTCGCCTCGGGCGATACGGCGGCCCGCGACTCGCTCGCCCCCTACTGCACTCGCGCCTATCAGGGCGGTACGACGGCGGACGACGCCCTGACCGCCCAGCCCGCCTTCCTCAAGGACCTGACCGAGATTATCGAGGCCGCTGACCCTATCTCTCCCCTGTTCTCGCGAGGCTCCCTGCCCGCACAGGGCATGACCCTGGAATTCCTTGAGGTCTCCGACAATACGGTGACTGTCAAGCGACAGGAGCATGAGGGCGACCCCCTGCCTATCGGCAAGGTCACCACCAAGGTTCGTACCGCCCCGATCAACACCTGGGGAGGGGCCAATACGATGTCCTTCCAGGAAATTCAGCGCTCGCGCGCCAATATGGTCAGCACGACTGTGCGAGCCATGGCCGTTGCTGCGGGCCGGGCTGCCGCCGCTGATTTCCACACCAATTTCGAGGCCGCTGTCAACGCTCAGGCCACGAACGTGATCGGCATTAACAAGGCTATGACTGACGTCAAGTACGCCGACCTGATCGGCCTGCTCCTCGACGCCAGCGCCGCCTACCAGGAGCTGGGATACCGCTGTGACGGTCTGATCGTTGACCGTGCGACGTGGGCGGCCCTCGTGTCCCTGGAGACCAGTCAGGGAGTTCCGCTCATGGCTCTGTCCGGACATGGCCAGGGCGTCGTCGGAACTATCGCGTCCGATGTTCTCGCGGGCACCCTCGGAAATCTCCGAGTCATCCCCGACCTCAAGGCGACCTCCGCGCGTGGTGACAAGATTGCCGGGTCTTTCTTCAACAGTGAGGCTCTCAGGGTGTACACGTCCGGTGTGGCCCACCTGCAGGACGACAACGTCCTCACCCTCACCCGCGACATGAGCGTGTACTACTACACGGCGATTGCGCAGGAACGGCCTCAGCTGATTGTCCCGCTCAAGATCGGCGCGTGACAATGCAGGCCGCCACCCCCGCGCAGATCGACGCTTTTCGCGCCTACCTGCGCTGCACTGGGACCGACCAGGAGCTGACGCCCGTCTACGACGCGGCCCGGCTCTTGGTCGCCCAGTACGTCGCCGACCGGGATATCCCCGATGAAATCCTGCTTCTGGCCGTCCATAAGGTCGGCTCCGAGTTGTGGGCGTCCCGCGACGCTGTCGGGGGCATCGTGACCGGGTACACGGACATGGGGTCGGGTCTGCGTCTCGCGCGTGACCCCATGGTCGCAGCGCGGCCCATCCTCGCGCCGTATCTCCCCCTCGGAATCGGGTGAATTATGTTTGACCTGACAAAGCTGAGGACCCAGCTCGCCACCTCGATTGAGGAGGCGACTGGCCTTCACGTCGTCGCACACGACGTTGACCGGCCCAATCCGCCTGAAATTGCAATCCTCGCGGGGTCCCCGTGGGTGCAGCCCTCCGAGATGCCCACGTACGGCCAGCTCTGGGATGTGCACCTGCAGCTCATCATCACGGCCCCTCGCGGCAAGCAGTCTGAGGTGACCGAGGCCATGGAAATGAGCGTTTCGCTCATTCTCAGTGCCCTCGCCTACGGGGGCCTGTGGACCGTAGACAGTGTCTCCCAGCCATACGTTTTGGCAGGTGAGACGTACCAGCTCCCCGCCGTCACAATCAGTGTGCACGGCCCGATCCGAAATTAAGGAGAACTGAAATGGCTGACGAGAGGGAATCGCCCCGCATTAAGGGGCAAAAGCTCGGGTTCCAAATCCAGGGGAAGGCCGTCTGGCCTGATATGAGCGGGGCTGAACTCTCCCCGTCGTCCGACGATTCGTACGCGACGTTCGGGAGTATTCTTGCGGGCGGGACCCCGATGCAGCTCAAGGTCAGCGGCGTCGTGTCAACCGCCGCGACAAGCCTCTGGCGATTGCTGTTCGATAATGTGGGGAAGGACCTTCCCTTCGTTTTTGCCCCGAATGGCAACGAAACGCCCAGCGCTGACCAGCCCCACTACGTGGGGAAGGTTACGATCAAGCAGCCGCCCTCGCTGCCTGTCAAGATCAACGAAGTGTCTTCGTTTGATCTTGAGATGCCCGTCGTCGAATGGTCTCAGAAGACCAGCGCGGCTGGCTGATGGGCGAAATTGTAGGGGTCCGCGTCCGTGGCCTCAGGGAAGCCATTCGTGCCCTCGAAAAAGCGGGTGCGGACTCCGAGCAAATGCGGGACCTGATGCACGAGATCGGTGAAATCGTCGCTGTCCGTGCACGTCAGCTCGCACCAGTCGGCAAGAGCCGACGCCTGAAAGCCTCGATCCGCGCAGGACGTGGCAAGACAAAAGCCGTCGTTCGCGCTGGGTACGAGCGCAAGAGCATGCCATATGCGGGCGTGGTGCACTACGGGTGGCCAGCCCGCAACATCCTACCCGACGAGTTTTTGGCGGACGCCATGGATCAGACTCGCGGTGAGGTCCTAGCTCGCCTAGACACTGGCATTGGCGAGCTACTAGAACGCAACAATCTAAAGTAAACCGGAAGGAACTACGATGAATTTTGACTCTTTGAGCATTGGAGAGGTCATTGAGTTGGAAGATATGGCCGGTATCCCGCTCGCACAGATCGGCGATGACAAGCCGGTCGGTAGGGTCCTCCGTGCCCTCGTGTACATCATGATGAAGCGCTCGGGCCGCGAAATGAGCGTCGCTGAAATCGATGCCCTCCCCGTGTCTGAGACGGAAGCCATCTTGGCACCCCTCAAGGAGGACACCCCCCCTATGTGAGGGAGCGCGCACGCGACATGGCGGCCCTCGTAGTCGCCGGCGTGTGCGCCCCTCCAAGGTATGAAACACTCACTCTCCTAGAGAGGGAGGCCCTAATCAACGCCGTCAAGGCCAGTCGCAGATAGAGAGGTGTAGACGTGGGACGACAGTCCGTGATCGTATCAGTTCTGGCTGATACGAAGCGTTTCCGCAGTGGTCTGGGTAACGCCGCGTCGGCCCTCGGTGACCTCGGGGCCAAGCTAGGCACCACCGCCGCCGTCGGCGTCGGGGCACTCGCAGGCCTCGGCGCTGGCGTCGTCGGCCTCGCCGCCAAAAAGGGTATCTCCAGGGCACTCGGTATTGAGGATGCCACCGCCAAGCTTAGGGCGCTCGGCATGCAGGGCGAACAGATTCAGCAGACGATGAATGACGCCCTTGCGAGTGTCAAGGGCACGTCATTCGGCCTCGACGCCGCCGCCACCGTGGCGGGCACCGCCGTCGCAGCCCAGATCAAGCCCGGCAAAGACCTGCAGCGGTACCTCAGCCTTGTGGCTGACACTGCCCAGGTCGCTGGCACTTCCATGGAAGACATGGGAGCCATCTTCGGCAAGGTGGCAAACAACCAAAAAGTCACGACCGAGGAAATGAATCAATTGGCTGACCGAGGTATTCCAATCTGGAAATATCTCAGTGAGGCCATGGGTGTCAGCAACGACCAGCTCCGTCAGATGGTGTCTGACGGTAAGGTCTCCCTGGAGGATTTCCAGACCGCCATTGAGAAGAATATCTCTGGCGCGGGCCGCATCATGGCGGACACGACAAGCGGCGCGTTCAAAAACATGAACGCTGCTTTGGGGCGTCTTGGTGCGGCTTTCGCCGCCCCTGCCCTCACCCACGCCAAGACGCTTTTCCAGGAAGCGTCAATTGGAATCGATGGTGTCACCACGGCCCTCAAGCCTGCCGCTGAAAAGCTCGAAGCTACTTTCGGCCCCAAGATTGAGGGGCTGCTGCAAGGCTCTGGGCAGCGTTTCGCTGACTTCGCGACGGGCCTGCCCGCCCGTCTCGCGCCCGTGACAAGCATGATCGGTAGCGCTTTCGAGAGCGCCAAGCCATACGTGTCCCGCGCCGTCGATGGGATCGGGACCGCTTTCGTCGGCCTCAAGGGTAAAGTGTCAAGCGCATTCGAGTCCGTGGGCGGCGGTGAGGGCATCTTGACATTCCTCACCGGAATCAAGGATCAGGCCGTCGCAGCGATCAGTCCTATCGTGTCAGCCGTCGCACCCGTCGTCGGGCAACTCGTGTCAGCGTTCGCGCCTCTACTGCCTCAGATCGGCGCACTGATCCCGACAGTCATGCAACTGTCAAGCGTCTTCAATCCCGTCTCGCTGATCTTCCACGCCCTCATGCCCGTCCTACCTCAGGTCGTGACGCTGGTCGGACAGGTGGGCGTCGCTCTCGCCGACGTCCTCGGGCAGGTCCTTCCACAGCTCTCTCCCGCCCTGGAAGGCCTCGCGGGGCTGCTCTCGGGTCTTTTCGCGCAGGTGGCCCCCGTTATCAGCGGCCTACTGACTCAGATCGGCGGCATCGTCACGGGGACGCTGATCCCCGCGATTGGCCAGCTCATGCCCATCCTCACGACGGTGATCCAGGCCGTCGTCGGCATGCTCGCACCAATGCTCCCCATGATCGGCAATCTCCTAGGGGCCGTCGCGACGGTGATCGGGAGCATCCTCAATGCGCTCGCACCGCTGATCCCGGTGATCATCTCTATCATCGGCACTGTCGTGTCAGCGCTCGCACCTCTGCTACCGCAGATCGGCATGCTCCTAGCCGCCGTCGGCGACGCAATCGCGGCGCTTCTGGTCGCTCTGTCGCCGCTGATCACGGTGATCGGCCAGATGCTCGGTCCTCTGCTGTCGGTGATCATGGCGGCCCTGACGCCGATTATCGACCTCATCGTGATGATAGCCAGCGTCCTCGCGTCGGTGCTCACCGTCGCGATCCAGGCGATCGTCCCCATCGTCGCGTCAGTCATTGAGATCATGACGTCAGGTATGGCGCTCGTGATGAGCGTCGTCGGCCCCGCGATCACCTGGATTGCGCAGCTCATTACGAGCTGTTTCCAGGCGATCTACAGTGTGACGATGTCCGTGTGGAACGCGTTGGTCAGTATCATCTCTGGTGCGATCAGCGCCACGATTGGCACGATCAGTGGGTGGGTATCGTCTGCCATGGCCTACGTGCGTAGCCTCGGCTCCGGTATCTCGTCGACGATTAGCGGCGCGATGGGGTCCATGACCTCGGCGATCAGCGGTGGTGTCAACACGGCGGTGTCGTGGATTAGTAGCCTGCCCGGCAAGGCCAAGTCTGCGCTTGGCAATCTTGGCAATACGCTGTGGAATGCAGGCAAGAGCTTGATTGATGGGTTTGTCAGTGGCATCAAGTCTGCGTTCGGGTCTGTGCAGTCTGCGCTCGGTGGGCTGACGAACATGCTGCCCTCGTGGAAGGGCCCGGAGGCCCTTGACAAGGTCCTCTTGGTCCCTGCGGGCCGTATGGTGATCGGCGGGTTCGTGCGCGGCCTAGAGTCCCAGTATCCCCGTGTCCGGGCCTCCCTGACTGGCCTCACCCGTGATATCGCGCGCATGGACGTGCTCTCCCCGGCATCTGACCTCGCAGTGGCGGGCGGGCCTGCCGTCGTTAATCAATACACGATCAACGTCACGGCGGACATGCTGACGCCGTCCGTGGAGGCAGGTCGTACGATTGCTGACGCGCTTGAGCAATATGTCAAGGTGAACGGACGATGACGGTTCTCTACCCTCTATCCCCGATCCGTTTGACAGAGTTCACGCACTACGCGTCCGTCACCTTCCGTAACGGCGGATGGGCGTACGTTGCAGGGGCCGATAATCTATGCTCGTTCACGCTTGACAATCTCAAGCCCGGCTTGCCCCTGCGGTACTCCATCACAGTGGAGACCGATAGTGACACGTGGATGGTGCTGCGTGCCGGGCGATCCGCCAGCACGGGCGGCGGGCGCACACATCTACTCCAGGGCACCATGACCTCGGGTACGACGCTGCCCGTGGACCTGTCGGGTGCACGATCCGGTCTGATCCGGGCGAATTTCTGGTACATCCTGGACGATGAGATAGGCCCACGCCCCGCAGACCGGCTCTCCCTTCAAGCCTATTTCCCTGTACAGGACGCCGTCGCGCTGCGGTGGAACGTCAGCCGGTGGAGTGCGCAGCGATGGAACGGCCCCCGCGCGGGGATCGTTTTCGCCTGGGATTTCGCGGCTTGGAACACTATCCCCTGGGAGGGTGTCAGTCGTGAGGTGGAGGCGTGGCAGGACATCACCGCCCCGTGCACTCAGATCGACGTGACCCGAGGTGTCAAGTCTGAAGGCCCCGCCTACCTCGCTCAGGTGGGCACGCTGACGGCGACGGCGATCAACGCTCTCGCGCCTCGCGAGACGGGCATGCGTCAGGGCACGCCCGTGCGCCTCGTGCATTGGCCCACAAGGTCCGTGATGTTTACAGGCACAGTGACCGACCTGGAGTGCACGCCCTCCAAGCCCGGCGGCGTGATCCGCTACAAGACCGTCATCACGGCCAGCGACATCGTCGCGCAGATGGCGTCAACCATGCGTTACGGGGCGCGCGGTGCTGGCACGCTGGGCATGGAGCTGTGGAGCGAACGCCTCGCTCGGCTCATGCAGGGGCGTCCCTATCTACTCAATTTCAGCACGCCGCGCGCGCCTGTCAAGAATCCGTGGGTCCCTGGAGTTGTCTGGGAGACCAACCTCGCTAAGCACCTGGACGGACTGTGCTGTTCAGTGCGTGGGGCTTGGCATGTCACACGCGACGGCACAATCAACGTCTACTCGGAGCTGGGCAATACGCCGTCCATGGTGTTCACCGACGATGCGGACCTGTCAAGGGCCTCCGTGCCGCCTGTCATGTGGTATACGGACCTGGACGGGGGCTGGCGTGCGACGGATGTCGTCGCTCGTGTGACGCTCGAAAACCACGCCTGTAAAGTTGAAAACGGGGAGTGGAGGGCTGACGACACTACCGTCTCGCATGACGACGTGACCGGCTCCGAGGTGTGGGGCGGCACAGAGATTCGCGTCCCGACGACGAGGCTCGCCGCCGATCTGCCTGCGCTGGCAGCCGAGTACATCACGAAGCGGGCCCGTGATTGGGTCCCGTCGTCGCTCACGCTCCGGCCTCGCACGACGCTTGACATCCTGCGCTGCGTCGACACGGAATCTCTACGCGCAGTGGCCGTAGAGTACAATGGAGACAGTCACCCTGCGCGCATCACGCGCGTGACACACCGGCTCACCCCTACAGAGTGGGTGACCAAGCTCAATTTTGCACCCCGATAAGGAGGCTAGTGTGAAGACATTCGTGCCCGGCGAGATTGCTAGGGCAGAAGATGTAAACGGGAACTTTTCTGAGCTTAAGGCGCTCGCTGACAAGTGTCTGAACGGCATTCAGTCCGGCGCTTTTGCCACGGGCTCGTACGCCCCAGGGGAGACCTATGAGGGCAGCGTGACATTCCCGCGCGCTTTCAGCGCCGTCCCGAACGTCGTGATGTCTGTCGCGTCACAGCGTCTTCGTGTCGCCGTTTACGAAGTGACACAGACTGGGTTCAAGTATTACATGTGGAACGACACATCCGGCCAGTCCGGCGGCGAGAATCGCGCTCGCTGGATTGCGACCACACTCTAGAAAGGAGGGCGCAATATGGGCGAATTCACGCCCGCGCACTACATTGAGTCCCGCGACACTCCATGCCGTGTCGTGGTCTTGCATACTATGGAGGCCCCGGAGGGGCCTCAAACCGCTGAAAATGTCGCGAGATATTTCGCGAGCGGTCAGGTGGTAGCGTCGGCGCACATGTGCGTCGACCAGGACTCAGTCGTCTACTGCCTGCCCAGCTCAGCAGTGGCTTTCGCCGCGCCGGGCTGCAATCATGATGGCTATCAGGTGGAGCACGCCGGGTACGCCCGGCAGTCCCCTGAGGAGTGGGGAGACGTGGCATCACTGTCCATGCTGCAGCTGTCCGCCACTGCGACCCGTGAAATCGCCGATAGCCTCGGCATCCCGCTCCGTCATCTGACGGACGAGGAGCTGGCAGAGGGGCTGTCCGGATTTGTCGGGCATGACCAGGTCAGCCGCGTCTACAAGCGATCTGATCACACTGACCCGGGCCCCTCTTTCCCCTGGTCCTACTACATGGGTCTAGTGCGCGGCGAATCCGCGCAGCTCCCAATTGACACTACGAGTGAGGAGAATCTCATGCATTTTGTTCTCTCTGCACAGACCGGCACGATCTACTCGGTCACGCCGTGGGCCGTGACCCCGATCAGCGACGCGAAGCTGTGGGGTGACCTTGTCAAGTCCTACAATCTCGATAATTCTTACGAGGTGACCCTGGATGACGGAGACATCGGCTCTATCGCCGCCGACTGCGCGGCGCGCCGCCAGCTCCTCGTCGCCGACATCGTCGCGGCCCTCAAGGCAGGTGAGTGATGGACACCACGGCCTCGCTTGCCTTCGCAGGCGCTCTCGCACCACTCCTCATTGCAGCGGTCACCCGCGCAGGCTGGTCAGCCACCGCGAAGAGGTGGGTAGCGATCGCCGTGTCGGCGACGCTGACGGGCCTCGTGTGGGCGCTGACCCGCTATCCTGAGTCTGTCTCGGCGATCCTCGGGGAGCTTGGCGGCGTCATCGCCGCAGCCCAGGTCGCGTACGCTGCCCTGAAGCCCACCGGGCTCCTCGATTGGATCGAGGAGCGGACTGAGTGATGTACGACGCGACACACCCCCTGGTCGCCGTCATGGCGACCCCTGAGGTTGTGGCCGCGCTGGCAGCACTCGGAATCGCAATCTGCGGATTCATTACCCTGCAGCTCAAGGCTCTGTCCGCTCGGCTACGTCAGCGAATCGACGCCGTACACGAGTCAGCAGAGGCAGCCCGGTCCCAGGTCGAAAATCACCACGGGACGAATCTCAGGGACGACGTGGACCAGCTCGCACGGCAGGTCCGTGAGGGCATGCAGGCGATCAGGGAAGCCCAGAGCCGCGCAGACGCTCGTGCCGAGCGTGAGCACAGTGAGCGCGTAGACGAGGTCAGATTGCTCCGTGAGGACCTAGGTAGGCTCCGTGAGGATCTATCCGCGCAGCGCGCGGCCCTCGATGACTGTCCTCGGCACTGAGCGCACAAGGAGGCCCCTACCGGATCGGTAGGGGCCTTCCGTTACGCGATCGCGAGAGACGCGACCAGTGCACTGTACTCCGTGGGCCGGGCCGCTGCGAGCACCGTCGCGACCTGAATGGCCGTGGCACCATAGCAGGTCACGCACGTCTCGCAGGCGAGCCTACGCAGGTCCCGGCGCTCGATTCCCGCGGGCACTGTGTCCAGGCGCGGTGCGCGGCGCATCACGATCCGGGCCGGGATGCTCTTGTCACTCTTGCGCTTGTGTGAGAGGATTTCCCGCGCCAGATCGGAGGGGGACTCGCACACCCCCTCAAGCCACGAGGCTAGTCTGTCACGGCTCAGCTCACCCGTGAGGATGATGGCGTCATTGGTCTCGATATCCTCAAGCCAGACGATAGAGGGACGCTTGCCGGGGCGCTTCCGTGGCCGCTCTCGCACCCACCGCTCGATTGTCTCGGGGTACCAGCCCCACGTATCCACGCCGCCCTCTTGGACGATAGCGTCGGGCGTGGGGAGTGTGCCACGCGATCGATAGGCCATGACGGTATTGTGCGACAGGCCGGCGTGGGCCGCGAAGCCTGCGGTACCGAGGTAAGTATTAGTCATTTCACATATCCTTTTCTGTGATGTAGTGGTGTGGCGGCCCCGCCCCGATGACGGGGCCGCGTTCGGTGGATCAGGCAAAATCCCTGACGGGCAAGATCATGCGCCAGATATTTCGGCGCATCCGCGTAACATTCCACCGCTGCCAGTCAGGCGTGAAGTGCGGGCAAACCCCCCTCACAACGCGCGTAATCGCGGCCTTTTCCTGCTGACTCAGGTACCCGGTTGTCACGCTGATGATGAGCTCACCCTGTGTCGGCCACGAGAGCGCGATTGTGCCGTCCTCACGCATGAGCATGTAGCCGGTGCCAGAACTGTCAAGCACGATCCGCAGCCCCGCGCCAACATTGAAGCCCGGTTCAATGCCGCCCTCGAAGTTCATGAGCTTGCGGACCTTGTCGCTAATGATGTGCATTTCACTATTCCTTTCGTGTGGCCCCGGGGGCTTGCGCCCCCGGGGTATTGGGTTGGTCAGTTGTCTCCGAGGATGTCGGCCACGACGGCCCAGAAGTCATCGCCGTTGGCAGTGGGGTCGAACGCCTGCGTCGTGGGGTTGTAAGCGTAGGTGCGGTCGGCGATCGCCTCAATCTCGACCTCGCTAACTCCGATGCCCAGGATGTCGCGAATCTCGTTGTAAACGTCGGAGATATTGGTCAGCATGTCAGTTTCCTTTCAGTTTCGGAGGGAGCCATTCTCCCTTGCCGATGACTCAAGTATATACACCCCTATACTCTAATGCAAGGGGTATTGAAGAGATGCGCGTCACAAAGAGTTCACCGGTGCCCCTGCAGCACACTGCACGCCCCGTGCAGCCTCATCCTGAACGCTCGCAGCACTCCCAGAGGGGCGCCCGGCCCGCTGCAGCCCGTCTCAGCCGCTAGGCGATCGACCTCATCACGGCCACCAGGCATCCCGTACAGCTCACGCACCATGGCATCAATCGCAGCCACGACCTCACGGCGCTCGACCTCATCGCGCTCCGGAGCGACGTGGGGCGTCACATCGGGGATATCCTCGGCGGCGATCAGTGCGTCATCAGCGACCTCCGGGGCCTCTACCGGCTCAACGTCGTCAGACGGGCGGCGGAAGCGCAGGCCCCGCAGGCCCGCCACGCGGCCACCGGTCGGCGTCACCGGGCCGCCACCGATACCATCACTGTAAAGACTTATTCCCGTAGTGCGCAGCTTACCGTCCGCCATGCCAGCGAAGAGGCGGTGCGAGGCAACGCGATTCTTGAATGTGGCCTTATTCCAGGCTTTTCCGCCGTTCTCACGCTGCCAGTCGGCGAACGCCGCGTACAGATGAGTCCATGGGATCATTGCGTCTTCGTCAGCGACAAGCATATCTGTAAAGAAGCCAGCCAGCGTATCAATATTGCCCAGCCACGAGTCTTTTGCGGCCTGCATACCCTCGGACGCGGGCAGGACGTGCTGGCCAGCAGCGAAGTACGCGCGCGCGCCGTCGACCGCCCACGCGAGAATCGCGGCCTGCGCTTCACGGGTCTCTAGCGCCCGCAAAAGGCCCGCGTCTGCTAGCTTGTCACCCCGGCGTGTCGGGGTCGGCACGTAGCGGTAGTGGAAGGGCAGGACAGCCAAGCGGCGTACCACGGCGTCCGTGCCTTCATCCAGTCGTGGCATGACATTTGCACTCACCATGAGCGAGTGCGTGGCTGCGAACTCGAATTCGTCCCGGAACTTGAATTCGCCCTTGACAGTCGGCGTTGCGCTCAGCTGTTTGACCGCGTTGCCGTTGAGTACTCCGTCGGGCACCTCTTCCACGTAGCAGAGGCGCACGCCGCGCAGGCTGGCGGCGGCGCGCAGCAGATCCTTGCCGCCGTCCGGCGTCAGTAGGGCGTGAGCGCCCATGTGAGCGTATCCGCCGAGAGCGCGGGCCACGCCAGTCATGATCACGGATTTGCCATTGGAACCGCCGCCGGTGAGGATCGGCGTCGCCGCCCCATTATCGTCCGGCTGGTAGCCGGTCAGACCGCAGCCGATCCACCGCTGCAACCAAGCGCGCTCCGGCGCGTCCAGGGCCTGCAGGGCCCTGGACCATGCCTCGTGTGTCGCGCCGGGCACGTAGGGGGCCGCCGTACACTGCATCATCCGATACTGAGCCCCATGTGGCCGCAGCTCGCCGGTGCGCAGATCGACGACGCCGGTAGGCGTACACAGCAGATCGGGGTCGGCGTCGAATCCGGAGGCCGGGACACTCACCATGATGGGCAGATGAGCGAGGATAGAGCGTGCCGCGCTCACGTGCCGCAGTTTCGCGACGCGCTTGGTCAGGTCGGCGTCGCCGGTCAGTACCGCGCCGCGATACCACGCGAGGATCACGTCAGCGACAGCATTCAGTGCCGCGCTCTCGTGTACGACCTCCCACACGCCACGGTCCGGCGTGTAGGTGAGCCAGCCCAGGCCCTCGACGTACGCGAGGCGATCGCGCAGGGCGGCTGCGGCACGCTTAGCCTGCGTATACGTGTCGTCGGTGTGCCCGGCCAGCCACCCCGCGTCAGCGGCCGATCCGTCGTCGTCGCCGCCCACGGTCTTTGCCAGCTCTGCCCGCACGGCCTCATCCTCGGCCGCACGCACCGCCATGGCCTGCATGGACGCCCGCTCGCGCGGCGGCGCGCTCGTATCATCGTCCTCGCCGTACAGGTGCACGGCACACAGCTCGTACGCGCTCAGGGCACGGATTGAGCCGTTTCCGTCGACGAAATGTGCGGGGTCGCTGTTTGCATGCTCGCTGATACACAGATCCTCACGGTCCTCGACGAGTCGCAGGCCGCCCTCCGTGTGGGAGCCGTAGAGGGTCCATCGTCCGTCTCGGCATGGCTCGTAGGGGAGATCGTAGGTCTCAATCGCGTCCTCAATCGAGTACACGCGGTTGAATGCGCCCTGGATGCCGGGGTCGTTCTCGGGGCGGCGCTTCCGATCGCGCTTGGCGACGTTCCCCTTGGATTTGCGGGCTTTCACCGCGGGGGCGTGCGTTTTCAGCCATTCGAGGCCGTCCATGAGCGGCCCATCCGTCCGGATAGCCCAGTACTCGCCGCCCACGGGCTTGGCGGGCATGTACATGGCCCGCTCGGCCTGCGCACAGGACTCATCCCACGTGACCATGCTGAGGTGGGCCATGAGCGCCCGGCACAGGGCCACGTAATCGCCGGGGACGACGGGGGAGGCGAGGGGGATGACGACGCGCACGCGAGGCGCGTCGGGCGTCGACGAGTAGGTGGAGTGCACGACAGAGAGCACTCCGAGGCCCCGCACACCCTCGCACAGGGCCGCGATCCCGGCCTGATCGGCGTCGTCGCAGTCCAGGACGACAGCGCAGCGGTCAATGACGTTGCCCTTGCCGCGGGGCCGGTCGTAGTCAAGCAAGCGGCCCGCGATGTAGTTCGGGCCATCCTTGGTGGGCTGCTCTCGGACGCTGGCCGGGGCGAACGTAGCCAGGAAGGCGTCAAGTGAGAGTTCGCGCGCCCGCATCTTCGCGACACGGATTGAGGGGGACCAAGAGATGATCATGATAGAACTCCTATCTGGAAGACAATGGTAGACATAGAATACAGATGACCCCCGACTCTTGCAAGCCGGGGGTCTCTGTACCATTGCCAACCACGAAAGGAACTCTGTGATTGACCTCAGTATAGGCACAGGCTGCACACACTGTCAAGAGGAAGGGATGATGCCCTGACTCAAGATACCACCGGGCACCCTAGCCGAGGGAGGGAGCCGCGCCCATATATACGGCGGCACTTCACCACCCTATGCCCAGCATCTCCCACGGCTTACATTCACCCTCTCAGACCGGTACCAGGCCGGTACCACTTTTGGTACCACCCCGGCTCAGGGGGTTCCAGAGAGGGGTGAGAACTGAGAGAACTGAGCGATTTTCACCATCAGTTCTCACAAGCTAAGGCGAGGAGGGAGGTCAAAAAGTGGTACCTGGTACCAAGTGGTACCAAAAGTTGGTACCAGGTTTTCCGTTGCAATACCAACGAAAAGTCTTTCCTGGTACCACTGGTACCATTTCTACATTAAATAGCTCAGAAAAACTAGAGAACTGAGAACTGATAGCACGCGCTCAGTTCTCAGTTCTCCTTAGAGGAACCTTTTTCGGAGGTGGTACCAGTACCACCTGATCCGGTACCAGACCGGCTTGACACCCTAGGCTGGTACACTTGAGCTATGGGATGGAGTGGAGTCAAAGTGCGCCGTCTGCTATGGCAGGCCGCAGCCACGTGGGGTACACGCTGTGCGATCTGTGGCCAGCCTGTAGACATGAGCCTCCGATATCCGGACCCGCTCAGCCCTACTGTGGAGCACGTCATACCCCGCTCCAGGGGCGGCACGGACCAGATCAGCAATCTCCGTGTCGCACACCACACATGCAACGTCCGGAAAGGAAATAGGCCAAAATCTGGCAATTTGAGGCCTGTCCGCATTTTGGGACTTTTTTAAGGCCCTTCAGCCGCCGAAACCCCGCCCCCACCTGCCTTCTCCCCCCGAGATCAGGCAAAACGGGGCAGAAAAGAGAGGAACCGTGATAAAAAATCAAGGATTATTCGAGATCGGACCGGGTGGACCCGGTCCAGTCGAACTCAGCACGAAAAAGACGCTCGAAGAGCTGGCCGAGGCCGGCGTTTTGACGGGGAAATACCTTGCGATGGCTGCTGTCCTCGAATCCGCCGCCGTCGCGCTCGATAGGGGCCTGACCGCGCCCAAAGTCTCGGTTGCTACGACAACCATTATGAAAACGCTCGTCGAAACCCTCGACGAGCTGCCTGAGCCGCTGACTGGGCAAGATCCCTATTATGACGCGCTTGATGCGACGCTTCACGCGCTGACTGAGGAGGCTCTGAATGAGCGCCGTCGCTAAGTACGCGACCCGCCGGGACCTGAGCCGCCCGTCGTTCGGGAACCGCGTCGCTCACGTCGCAGCCGAAGTCATGGGGACGCCGCTCATGCCGTGGCAGCGGCAGGTCGCTGACGTTGCGATGGAGCTGAGCCTGGAGACGCCGGGGGAGTGGCAGTACACGACAGTTATCGTCTCTGTGCCTCGTCAGTCGGGGAAGACGGCCCTCATGCGCGCGGTCGCCGCCGACCGTATCCTGGCCTACCGCGACCATATCGTCCAAATGACGGCGCAAACCGGCAAGGACGCCCGCAAGAGGTGGGATCAAATCTGTAAAGCGCTTGACGTCGACAATCACCCGACTCAGTTTGAGCGTTACGCGTCCAAGGGAAGCGAACGCTTGACCTACCGGAGGACGGGTAGCCAGCTCATGCCGTTTGCGCCCACGCCCAAGTCAATCCACGGTGATAGCCTCAATTTGGTGATGATTGACGAGGCCTGGGCTTTCGACGAGGAATCAGGTAATGCCCTGGTCGCCGCGGTCAATCCTACGTTTGCGACGGTGCTTGACAATCAATTGTGGATTGTGTCTACCAAGGGCACCGCCAAATCCGCATACCTCAATCGCCTCATCGCTCAGGGCCGGGCCGCCGTGGGTGACCCGCACAGTCGTACAGCCTACTTTGAATGGTCGGCTGATCCGGAGCTGGCCGCTCAGGACCCATATAGTCGCGAGACGCTCGCTTTCCATCCCGCGATTGGATACACGCAGTCGTACGACAAAATCCTGACCCTGGGTCGGGATGAGCCGATCACGACGTGGAAACGCTCGTACCTTAACCTTGAGGACATGTCCGGAGCCGAGTCGGCGATTGACCTCGCCGTCTGGGACTCGCTCGCGTCTCC